TGACGATGGTCGCGCGGCGAAGTTCCGTAAAACGAGCCGACGAATGGGGGCAACTCCCCGGTACAGCCGTCCGTCGCGCGACTGCTAATTTAGAGGACTGCAATATGAGCCATCTCAAAATCATCTTGAAGCCGCAGGACAAGGGAGAAGGCGTCATCAAGTATGCCGGGATACGGGATGCGAATGACGACGAAATTTCTCTCCACCTCAGTCAGGTTCACGTGCGCGACGACGGCATGTGCGAAGTGCGCGTCCCGCTCGTCGAGCAGGACCCGCCGAACTCGGGGCCCTGCGCTAAATATCATCTGACGCGCAAGGCTCGTGATGAAATGCTGAGCGTCATTGACGAGCAGTTGGCCCAGCCAAAGAACCCCAAGGATGACACCTACTACACTCTCGGCGATTTGAAGAAGCCGCAGCTTGAAGTCGTCAAGCGCTTCATCAGCAGCTTCTGCGACCCCACCTACCGATAAGGAGGCCATCATGGCAAAAGAAACATCGGCCCGCATCGCAAAAATCGCCGGACGCGCATTGGAGGACCCCTACAGCATCTCCGGCGCTGACATCAAGGCTCTTGCAGCCAGCGCTCTCGTGCAGCGAGAAGCCGACCTGAGGTGGCCCACATGGGGGGCCCTTGATGCCGATGCCAAGGAGATTGTCTCCAAGTATCTCACGGCCCAGCAGTTCAATGCGCTCCGCCTCGTAGTGCAGCGCATAGCCAAGAAGGCGACGAAGCAATGAAGGCGTTCATACTCTGGACGTGGGTAGCCATCAGCCCCGCCAACCCCACAATTGTGACAATTGATGGCTACGAGACGCTGACGCGCTGCCGAGAGACGGGGCAGCAGTTGGACTCGGTCTGGGCCAGCATGGGCACCGAGCACCACTTCGTTTGTTTGGAGGCGAAATGAGCGCTCTCGATGCCATCATATTTTCCGGCACGGCCATCACCCTAGTGCTCGCCTTCGGCGTGGCGCTGGCTGTAGCCATGAACTATTTTTTCGGCGGCGGAATGTTCGATGAATGACCAGCACCTTCGTGGCACGGGTAGGACCACTGCACAATTGCTTGCTCTTCCACTACGCTCGGGATTTGTTGTTCGTCACCGTCCGCAAAAGACATACGTTCTGCACCTCGCTCATCATCTTGGACGAGACGACGTAAGAGTTTTCTGCGTTGACGATATGCACAAGGACGCTCTCGCTGGCATGGAGTTTGCAACGCTGGAGCTTGACCACGACTGCCACATGAGTGAGCAGGAATGGAACAGATACGAGTATATAAAAATCGGAAGCTGCCGCCTGCCGGTGGAGCCGTTCTTAGGAGTAAGACGATGATTGAGCCAAAATACAACCACCCCGGCGCTCCAATCTATTTGCATTTCGCCATGAACATGCATTTCAATAGTGCGCTGGCCAAGAGTCGCCTCGGTGTGAAGCACTGGAACAGTCGGGCCGGTACTGCCGTCCGCGAGTGGCTGGTCGAGAACGGACTTGCGTTTATCGTGGAGGACATCGCCTGCCGGGAGACCGAGCACGGCGGCATCGAGGAGGTTGGGCTGGAGGATGTCTACAAGCTGACTGACCGTGGCCGCGCGTGGGTCGAGTACGCCTGCCACACGCCACTGCCGGTGGAAGAGGTAGTGCAAACCAAGTGGGTGCTGCCATGAGAAAGTTTCTCTTAGCAGCGGCCTTCGCGGCGTTGGCCGCTCCGGCCTTCGCAACCGAACTCGGCGTCAAGGAAGAGCGACTTTGGGGCTACTGTACGAAACAAGAGTACGCGGTTGAGATTGCTAACCTCTACTTCGACGCCGGTTACGAGATAGCCAGCAGCGCATGGGACAGGGCGGAAGAACTCGGCCACTGCGATTCCGAAAATCGAATGGCAACTCCGCTCGACGTAGTGTGGAATAGGGCAAACATGGCTGACACCATAAGCGTCATCACTCTGCGACTTGAACCGCTCAGAGTTGTCTATTGGTTCCGGCTGGAGTCCAACCGATGAAGATTTGCCGGGCATGCAGCGGGCGAGGGCTCATCACGCTCAGGCTCCTGCCGGAGCTTTCGGTTACGGAATCCTTCGTCGAGTCGGCAATGATGTCCGAGCACAAGGACTTCCCGTGCCCAGCCTGCTCACCTTCGGCACCAGCGGAGCGCGTCAGCTTCGTGACTACGGAAGGCCGGGTTCTCATTGACCACGCGGTTGTGCGTCCCGACTACGTGAACCACGTCAAGCTGCGCATGGCCGGTGACATAGGCCGCCACATGTTGGAGCAGGGCCACATCACTTTCACCGAGCGCATGGAAGACCCGGACCTTGAATTTGGCAGGACGCCTCGCAAGATACTGACCGGCAAGGTTGGCGTCATTACTGCCGGGCAGGTGACCACCATGGACGAGCGCGCCGCCATCCATCAGGAGCGACTTGCCATTGAGGTTATCAACGAGGCCACCTATGCAATCAATCTGTGGGGCTCATATTTTGGGCACAAGGACATCAGCAAGGAAATAGCCTGCCGTGAAGTCAGGGCAGCGTTGCAGGCAGTGTTGAAACGCAGGGAGAGCGCGAAGTGAGAGAGCCAAAAGGATACGTTGAAATAAACAGTTGCGATGTGGACATCCGCACGATTGACCGCTGGACGAAGAACCGCAAGCAGTACGTCGTCGCGGAGAATGGCCGGTGGGGTCCGAGTTGGCTGCATCGCCTTGTGCTCCGCATGGCCAAGAACCTCGGCATGGTTGGCTACGAACGGAGTCACTCGCAGACGTTTCAGGTAAATCGCATCGACATCCGACAGCCCGATATAACCCGCGCCATCATCGAGGCCACCAATGTGTATTTGCGTCGGGGGTTCGCCCCAGATGAACTCATTGCCGTGGTGGGCTCCTCCCGGTTCGCAGAGTTGCGGCAGGAAGTTAGATTGGAGACCCCAGACATGCGCTTCAACCGCGAAATGCCAAGCGACAGTCGAGACCGCGTCTACGTGATGGTCGAGAATTTCAACCTCGCCGTCGTGGTCACGCCGTACTTCAACGGCGTCGCTGTGCTGCCGAAGAGACACTTCCGATGATGAAGAAACTCTGGGAAGACTTTAAGCTGTTCCTGCTCCTGACCATAATCGCGTTCAGCGTCATAATGCTGCCCAGCAGCATCATGGCAATCTACGACAATGTGCAGGAATTGCGAGCGGAGACTTCGGAGCTTGATGCGCGTATCATGAAGAACCGCTACCAGCTTTGCGCAACCTACCGCAGCGTCTGGAGATACTGGGAGAGCCGCCCGCTGCTGGCACCGTACAACAAGCCTTTCCCGCCGCTGGAAGAAGATTGCAGGCTCACATGGGAGTATTAGTTCGTGACCCACGCATGCAGGCCCGCGCCGAGTACACCGGGGCGCTGAAGGAGGCGCGTCGCAAGCACGAGGAGCTTTGCGAGCTACTGAAGATAACCGGGCAGGACGTGGACGTGACCTTCGACCTGTGGCTCAAGGGCTACGATTTTGAAGTGGTGCCATACGGTGACAATGGTTGCGCCTTGACGATGAGGTTTCCTAACTCATGAACAAGATTTACGCTGGCATAGGTTCACGCGAAACGCCCGCCGATATATGCAAGATGATGACGGCCTACGCTAGCAAGCTGGCAGGCAAGGGCTACGTGCTGCGCAGCGGCGGAGCTAACGGCGCAGACGCAGCGTTTGAACTGGGTTGCGACCTCGTAGACGGGGAGAAAGAAATATACCTCCCGTGGCGCGGGTTCATGGGCAACTCGAGTCCGCTGCATCATGTATCTCTCCCGGCCCGGAACGTGGCCAAGCGGTTCCATCCGAACTGGGGGCGGCTCAATGACGCGGGGCAGCGGCTCATGGGCCGCAACGCCCATCAGGTTCTGGGGGCTAACCTCAGTCCCGCAGACAAGGTTGACTTCATCCTGTTCTGGACGAAGGACGGCGAGGCTTCCGGCGGCACTGGACAAGCGTTGCGCATGGCCAAGTATTACGAGATACCCACCTACTGCATTGGCCGGGACGACATTAACCATCTTCTCAAATAGCCGTTGCTTTTTGCGTTGGTTAGTGTAGAAGGGGCTGAACAAAGGGAATTTACATGGAACCTCAAGGCAAAGAAATTTACGTCGCTCGCATGAAGGCGGCTCTGGCCCGCCTCGGTATTGAGGCCACCCACGCGGCGGACGGCAGCGTCTACGCTTGCATATTTATTGCCGGGCAGGACACATTGGTCGTGCCCATTGACATCTCGGCGACTGCCCCGGAGTTCATACCAAACGAAGTATTGAAACAGGTGTTCATGGCTGGCAAAAAAGCTGGCTACGACTCCTACCGTAAAAAGCTAAAGGAACTTGTCGGATGAGCCAGAAGGATGATAACTTGAATTGGCCCACCGCCCTCCTCATAATGTTTTTGATGACTCTGGCCGTCGCCGTCGGCATCGGTGAAGAGTTTTGGCTGAAGGTGCTGGGATGATTTTCGTCTACTACATCGTGGACTCTGTGAACCGGGACGGGCTCTATCCGTTCGGCGGCCAGATTGCTGTCCTCCCTACTCAATGCGAATTTCCGTTTTCCAGAAGCGAGTGCCGTATGATGGTGCCGCCCAGAGGTTACGATGACCCAGCCTACCAAGACAACTAACGGTAAGATGCACAGCATCTACCGGGAGACGCCCATCGTTCTGCTGAACAACGGGCGCTTCCAGTGGGACATCATGGGCGGCACGACGTTCACTACCGAGCAGGAAGCGCAGGCATCTATCGACAACTGGTTGAAGTCAACGGAGCGCACATGACGGAGGACACGCGCGAAGATGCTGCCGCCCGCCTCGCCGCCCGTGGCGAACCCGTGACGCTGGTGACCATCACCGAGGAGCAGAGAGCCTATGCGTATGCCTTGCGACACAAGAGACTGAAGATTGCCCGGAAGCCGGGCAACGGCTTGAACGTAAGACGAGTTGGGAAGATTGAAAAATGAACGCACAGCAATTCAAATGCACTGCCGACGACATGGATGAGCTTCACGGCGCAATCCATAAGGTCCGCGAGGGCACGACCAAAGTTACGGTGGCCAAGGACACCCTGTTCAAGCTGCTGACCGACCACGCCGAAGCCCTGACCCTTTTGAGGAGACCACGATGACCCTGTTCCTGATTTTATCCCTTGCTTTCTTTTATCTCATGGGTATCCTGCTCATGTTGATTTATGTTCTTGAGGCCCTGACCCCGGCAGACCGGGCGGAGCAGCGAGTTCAGAATTTCTTTGCCATAGCACTCTGGCCCTTCGCAGTGCTTTATGCCGTTGGCAGCGGGCTGGTCGAGCGGGGCTGGGACGAGTTCAAGTGGTGGAAGTACAACCGCGCACGTAAAGCCGAAGACAAGCGCCGTGACGAATTTCAAAGGAGCCGCACATGAAGACGTTATTTGGAATCGCCGTCGCCGCCCTGATGTTGGCTGCGCCCGCCCAGTCCTCGGGCATCGGCTTCTGGGAGACCGGACCATGGGGCGTATGCTCCGATGCGCCGAAGGCTTTCCACGTCGCCGACCTCTACATCTCAGCCGGTGAGCAGGCGTCGAGCGACGTGTTCAACCAGTACCGGGCCACCGGCGAGTGCGCTGTTCTAGGCCCCGATGTCGAGATGTTCATTCAAGCCGTCGTCCATCGCCGGGGCCCTGCGCGTGTTGTGCGCGTCGCCGACCGGCAGGGCAAGCTCTGGTACTGGCTGACGACGCTGGCCATCACAGGCGAGCCCATGCCGCTGGATAAAGATATATGACGAATAGGGTTGACGGGAAATACTGGAACCGTTGGAAAGACACCTACAAGTTCCACGCGAAGACCCCCGGTGGCGGCCCATCCCCCGAGGACGTGCCGGAAAATGTCTACGGCGGCACCCTGCGTGTGGTTCTTGACGGCACCCCATATTGGGGATTTATAAGCGAGGAGGCGCGCGACGCTTTCGTACAGACTTACAACGCGGAGATTGTCCTATGATGACCGTACTTGCTCTCGCCCTCTATCTTCTGGGCACCCTCGCCATGATGTGTCTCGTCGAGATTGAAATGCGCGGCGTCGAAACCAATGCCAGCCCCGGCGCGCGCATGTTCGCCATCGCCGTCGCCAGCTTGCTGTGGCCCCTGATTATGCTCTACGCAGTCGTGGGCATCGGCATCGACGGGTTCATTCACATGGGCCTGCGCCTGCTGGGGAAGCGCCGTTAACCACGGATTATATTTTCCTTGATTGATTGAACAAAGAGAGCTAGGATTGGATTTAATGAAGAGCCGTCTTGTCGAAGCAGACTACAGTGATGTCGAACTCCGCATCCTCGGGCATATCCGGGCGGCGGGGCTTCGGGACCACGAGGCCGAGGCGAGGCGGAAGTCTCTAAAAGAAACGGCACTGGTACTAATGCTGGTTGCCGCAGTTGCAATATGGAGTTTCCTATGACAAAGAAAGTTGCGAAGAAAGCCGTGAAGAAGAAAGCGAAGTCTGCCCGTGCGGGTGGCTACGCCGTTAAGAAGGCCCTGAAGAAGACGACGGCTGAGTTCGTCGGTACGCCCGGCCTCGATGAGCCGCTTTATGCCGGTGTCTCAAATCCGACCATCATGATTGAGCCTGAAGGCACCTATGGTGCCGGTGACTACGACGCGCCGGAGGCCAGCACCGGTCTGACCCTTGTCGATTACGCGCTGCTCGTGGGCGTCGTAGTGGTCGGATTTATCATCGGCTATTTTGTGCTCGCGTAAGTGAGCGCAGATAACCAGAACGACGATTATACCGCGTGGCTGATGCGGGTTGAAGACGAACTCCAGCTACGCCACGCGGTCAAACCTCCTCAAGCCTACGCCATGGTCAACAAGGCGGAAGAAGATGGGGTCCTGAACTACGACACGCAGCGCGCGGGCAAGCCCGGCTTCGTGGACTTCTGGGAACTGGGAAGACGGGTCAAGGCCTATTGGGACAAACTTAATGCCATACATGCAGGATAGAGAAACGGGTCTGTACTGGAAGGACTTCGGTGCCGGGATGACAGACAAGATAGAGGAGGCAGAGCCCTACTCTCTTGGTCAGGCCATGGCCCTCGCCCGCCTCTTCTACGAGGACACCGACTACCTCGTGAACAAGGAAGAGGACCCCGCGCTCCCGCCGGTCTGGGTCGTCCACACCTATACACCGGAGCCGCGCTCCGCACCTTTTCGCACCCAGCAGATGAAGGACAAGAACTTGGTCTGGGTCCGGCTGGACGATGTCTGGCTGGCGGCTGATATGCAGGCACTGGCCATGGCTTCGCTGCTCGTGCTCAATGCCACTACGCCGCACACGAAGGTTCACGAGCGCCGCAAGGAGCCGGTGGAGCCCATCAACTTCGACGGGCCGAGTGCAGCATGATAAGCCCCCACGCACGAAAAGAATTAGCGGCTGTGATGGTCGGCAAGCGTCTGGGCGTCGGCGTCTACCGCAAGGTGTACGTCAATCGCTTCGACCCCACCACGGTCATAAAGATTGAGGAGAACGGCAAGGGCTTCTGCAATGTCAAGGAGTGGGAGGTGTGGGAGGCCTTTATTGATACGGCCCCGACCAAGAAGTTCCTCGCGCCTTGCCGGTTCATCTCCCCCTGCGGCACCATCCTTATTCAAGACAGGACGTGGCCCATCATGACCGAGGACCTGCCCAAGAAGATTCCAAGTTTCATCAACGGCGACCTGAAGAGCGAGAATTGGGGCTGGCTGAAGTACGGCAAGCCCGGCAAGATGGTGCGCAGGCCGGTGTGCCATGACTACGGCGGCTTTCTCATCGGAGACCCATTACGCCTCGTCAAGGCTGACTGGAGCCGGGGATGATTATTGTTTTTGACATTGACCACGTCGTCGCCGACAGCAGGCACCGGGAGCCTCTTATCCGGCAGCCGGAGCGCGACTGGGTGACCTACTACGACTTGCTGCCGGACGACCCCGTTGTCCTGCCGGTCTATCACATCATGAGCGACCTCGGGAACACCGGGCGGCACAAGATGTTTCTTTGCACCGGGCGGCACGAACATACGCGAGACATCACGACCCAGTGGTTCAAGGACCAAGGCCTGTGGCGCTACATCAAGGGCGGCCTGCTTATGCGACCCTCCGACGTGTTCTGTGCCAACGCCGTAGCCAAGGAGCCGATGGCCCAGCAGATTATTAACCAAGAAGGAAGAATCGACTTGGTGTTTGAGGATAACCCTGATAGCGTGGCCATGTGGAAGAAGTACGCCGCACTGGTCTTTGAGGTGAAGTATGGACAGGCAGCCTAGCATTGACATCGAAGCAGTTCCGCTCTGCACTCTCCTCGACGAGGTGAAGCGCCGGGGCATCGTCAAGCTGACTGTCAGCGGGCACGGTGAGATGAAATTTGAATATGCACAGAAGGTGACAAATGGACAACCACTTTAACAAGCTGACACCGGCGCAGGCCGAGCGCCTTGCCATGCTGGCAGAAGAGGCTGGTGAAGTTGTGCTGGCCGTCGGAAAAATTTTGCGCCACGGTTACGAGGAGACGCACCCGGATAATACTAACTCGCAGCGGAACAATCGCACCGACTTGCAGCGAGAGCTTGGTGACCTGAACGGCATCGTCAATGCCATGATTAAGACCGGCGACATCAACCCTGAGGAAACCATGAACTGGGCCTACAGCAAGATGAACCGAGCGCGGCCATATCTACATCACCAGACTTTTGACGTGAACGGCAACATCACGAAGGACGCTTGAAGTGGCCACCAATTTCGGCGCTCATACTGTTTGGCCGGACGTGTATGCCGAGCCCCCTATGTATATGGAGAGGCCGAGGCAGCCGTTCAAAACCGGCGACAGTATCAGGATGCTGGAGGACGGTTTCAGTATTGCCAAGGGTGCCGTTGTCAAAGCCGGGAAGGTTCGGTGGGTCGAGGGCCACGAGTGGTGCGTGGAGGTTCGCGTGAAGGAATGGCACGTCAATCCTATTGGGTTCCGTGCGAGACGATTCGAAAAAGTAACGGAGAGTGACATGAAAGAAGAGAACCTTATCTACGCCTATGTCGAGATTAACGAGCAAGGAGAGCGCATAGGTTCTCCCGGTGTGTTTCTAGCGGCCAACTACAAGGACATGGAGACCTTCATCAAACAGCAACTGACGAACAGCCCCCGGTCTACGTTCGTATATGGGCGCATGGACCGGAAGGCCTTCGTGGACTCTCCACCCATCAAAATCCAGAATATCTGACGAGACCCGCCCGGCGCTCCCTCCCCCTATCGCCGGGCCCAGTCGGGGAGAGGCCCGTTCCACCTCTCCCCGGCACTATTAAAAACTTCTTGCAAAACGACCGGGACGTGGTATAGGACGGAGCATGACTGAAGAAATCAAATTGAGCTATCACGACTACGCCGCTATCGTGTTCGGTCCTGACGCCGACAGCACGTGGCTTTGGTGCGAGGTCGCAGAGGCGGGCAAGGTTCCCTTCGACAAAGAGTTTTACTGCACCGAACAGGGTGGCTGGCAAGTCAAGGTCATGCCGCAGAACAACATGGTCATGATTATGGGCACCAGTCAGATGCTGCCGAATGCCCGGCTCGCCTACTTCGGCCAAGTTCCTGCCGCCGTCGCGGGCAGGGCCTATCCCATCTACAAGCACCTTCGCATGAGTGAGTACGCCGGGTGGCCCGGCTACGTTGATACAGGAGAGTTCTGATGTATAAGCCCGGATGGCCCGCGTTGAAGATGGATTGGAACGACTACCTCCTCCGGCATATTGAGTGGGGCTGGGCAACCTTCGGTACGCCGCAGGATGGCCGGGGTCCAAAAGGACCTCTCGACCACGCGCTGAAAGAGGTCAAGGAGATTGAGGCAAATCCCGCAGACATCACGGAATGGATTGACGCAATCATCCTGACCATCGACGGGTACTTTCGCGCCGCTGGAGACGCCGACGTGTTGAAGCTGGAGCGCCTTGCCTTCCTGTCCGGGGTCGAATATCAGTCGTGGACGAATCCCTTGGTCAGCCTCAAGGATACGCTCACCAAACTGCTTGACCAGCCGGACAGCCTTGAGCTTTGGCGTCATGCGATTTTCCTGTCCATGGTCGGTTACGTGCAGTTGAATGAGGGCAGCACGAATGAGATGCTGATGCAGTTGTTCGCCAAGCAGCGCAAGAACTTCAACCGCGACTGGCCGGACTGGAGAAAGTCTGACCCGGACAAGGCGGTTGAGCATGTCAGGGGCAAGCATGATTGAGCCGCATTTCAGGTCAGTGACCACTCTGCATGTCTACGAGGGCGTCTGCGTCAACGGCCCGCTGGACGGCGAAACTCTGCGCTCAACGGAGACGATTCACCGCATCTCCGTCCCGGCCCACAGGGTAGAGGGCCAATACTTCACGCAGACCTATAAGCTCGCCGAGTATCATTTCGTCAACGGACAGTGGGAGTATCGAGGCTGATGGGGCTCAGAGTCACAAACGAGTTGGTTGAGGCTACCTACGAACTGCTCCGCATGACGAAGCCGTTCAAGGGGTGGAGGTTGCCGGACTCTGACAGCATCGTGTTCACACTCATCCGCGACCCCAGCAAGCGCGGCGACTTCTACGTTGACCGCAAGGGGCACTTCGTTATCTCCATCAACGACAACCATCACCACACGCTGCACGAGCTTACCAAGACGGTGGCCCATGAGATGTGCCACCTGCATGAGCAACTGTACGGCCCCCGTAAGGACATCAACCACGGCTCGTGGTTTAACCGCTGCGCCGACAAGGTCTGCAAGGCCCATAGCTTCGACCGTGGCGCGTTCTAGGGTCAGGGGTTGTAAGCCCACCCCCTGATAGGGTATGAAGGTCTCCTAATCATTTCTAAAGGAGATTCCCATGCCTATTGCACCCGGCGATATTGACTTCTTCCTCTCAGGCGGCGCGGCCAACTCCGACCCGAACGCATCCCTCGGCGGGGCAAAGTCGAGCACACAGGTAACTGCGGCTACACTGCACAACCTGTTCGACCGGGTGACCGGCGACGAGGGCGATGCCGGTGACATTGAGTACCGCTGCATCTATGTTCAGAACTCTCACGGCTCCCTGACGCTTCAGAGCGCAGTTCTCTGGATTCAAACCAACACCCCATCCGGCGACACTACTGTTGCAATTGCCCTCGGCGGCGAAGGCAACGGCGGTACGGCTGAGACCATTGCCAATGAGAATACGGCTCCTTCCGGCGAATCGTTCTCTTCTCCGTCCTCAAAGGGTACTGGCCTCTCGCTCGGCGACTTGGACGCTGGAGAGTTCTATCCGATTTGGATTCGCCGCACGGTAACCGCCGGTGCCGCAGCCTATGACTCGGACAGCGTACTGCTTCGTGTCGAAGGCGATACCGCAGCTTAAGGAGATTGAAATGGCAAAAGATGAAACACGGACTGCGCAGCTTAAAGACCACGCCGTCTATCTTGACGACTTGGCCGTAAAGGCGACCGGAGAAGAGAAGGGCAAGCTGATGCAGATGGCCCATGACCTTCGCAAGTTCTCCGCCCTTGTACTGGACCGCGATGCTGGGCCGACGCTGGAAGTCAAGGCTGAGTGCAACAGATTGCGCACGGAACTCAACCTCGCCAACGGAGTGGCCAAGGAGTTGGACCTTGAGTACGCCGCCTACCGTGACAAGACAAAAGCCGCCCACCACGAGAACGCCCGACTCAAAGATGAAGTGAAGGGTTTGAAGAACACCGTAGCAAAAATTAGCGGAGACCTAGCCAAGGCGGAAGCCAAGACGAACGCCAAGACTGAAACGGTAGGTTAATCGTGGCAGACAATATTCCGATAACCCCCGGCACCGGCGCAGACGTTGCGACCGACGATGTTTCGAGCGTTCACTATCAGCGCATGAAGATAAGTGACGGCACCCCTGACAGCGCCGTACACTTGAGCGTGGTTGCTGAAGACGCAGCGAGCGCGGGCGGCGAGACGGGCATCTTGGCGATGGGTGTTCGTAAGGACGCCCCCGCCGCCCTCGGCGCTGACTCAGACTTTACCTATCCGCAGTTCGATAGCTCGGGCGCTCAGTGGATGCACCCTATCGGAAGTTTTGTTACGCGGACAACGGACGTTACTCGTGCGGCCAATACTACGACGTATACCCTCGGTGATAACTTTGGTTCGACGCCTTCCGGCGGCTACACTATCACGGATGCGGCCCGCCATTCGGGCGGTTCTGGCATCATCACCGATATATGGATTACGTTTGAAGAGGATGCGGCCATTCCGCTTCAGGGTGATATTCATTTGTTTGACAGCGCCTTTACAGAAGTTGCGGACAATGCCGTGTGGGCCGAGTCTGACGCGGACGCTAAACTCTGCATAGGCACGGTGCCTTTTGCCTTGACCGACAACACGAACCAAGGCGTGGCCCATATCACGAATCTTAATATCGGATTCACCTGTGTCGGTACGGCCAACCTGCGGTTCGCTGTCAAAGCAAGGAACGGCTACATTCCAACAACCAACTCAAGCATCCTTTCGGTTCGCACTAAAATTCTACAGGTGACGTAATGTGGCTTGCGCAACACGTCTTGCAGAAAGCCAAAAGGCCTTATGCTGTTCTGACTCATACTGATTGGACCGTCACAAACCTCACCACCTATACGTTCAACAACGTGAAAATAGGGCGGCCAGACCCTTCTCGACTTATCGTGGTTGCTATTCACGGCGAGGACAGCGCCGCCTCGTTCAACCTCAACTCTGGGACAATAGGGGGCGATGCTTCTGATATTATATTAACCGGTGCAGTGAACCTGACGATAAACACGGGTCTTATGCAGTTGGCTGTTCCTGTGGGTGAGGAACTTACTGTAACGGGAACGTACAGTGAGGCTACGTCAGGGTGCATGATCGGCGTTTACGCGATATACAATCTCAAATCGCACACACCCCGCAAGACAGCAGAGGCACAAAGGTCTTCAGGTAGCGGCGTCATGCAGATTAACACATTGGGGACAGATACGACTCCCGGCATGCAAGAGGCATTTTGCAGCCCTGATGCGATTTGCATAGCCGCTGCGTCAAACGTAGGTGTAGACGCGCCCACATGGGGAAGGAACAGCGGCACTATCCCTGTACCAGACGGCGATTCTTTTATAGTTCCTCAGTATGAGATGAACCATGACTTCATGGCCTGCGGTGCCCTGTTGCAGTACCCTAACAATTTCAAGATTTCGCCCGCCTCAACCGTGCCGCAATCCTTTTCTATGCAGTTCACTGGTAGCGCTCTGAGCGACTTGGTCGGGGCGAGATGGGAGTAAGCAATGTCATTACTCCTTCTATTTCCTAGTAGCGGCGGCTCAGGCACCACCACCGTACAGCAGGACGCTGACCTGCGTTGGCACGTGTCAGAACTCGTGGCATCTGACGCGGAATTAATCTGGGACGTGTCAATGCCGTTCTATGAGTTTCTCAACATGTACTGGAACGTATCAGAGGCCATACCCTCCGACGCTGACCTTCGTTGGGACGTGCTGGAGGCCATACCCTCCGACGCTGACCTGCGCTGGAATGTTTCTGATGTAGTGCAGCAGGACGCAGACCTTCGCTGGAACATCTCGGACATGATACGGCAGGACGCGGACCTGCGCTGGGATATTCTTGAGGCCATACCCTCTGACGCCGACCTGCGCTGGCATGTGTCCGAGGCAGTTCAACAGGGCGCTGAACTTATCTGGAACATCTCAGATATGATACGACAGGATGCAGACCTGCGCTGGGATATTCTTGAAGCCATCCCTTCAGATGTTGACGCCCGGTGGGACATCCTTGAGGCCATACCCTCTGACGCTGACCTTCGGTGGAACGTCTCTGAAGTAGTGCAACAGGACGCCGACTTGCGCTGGCATGTGGGTGCGCTGACTACCTCTCAACTGGAGTTGATATGGAACGTCTACTCGCTGGCCACCGAGGACTTGGAACTCCAGTGGCGTATCCGTGGCTTGGAAGTGGTGGGGGCAGATGCCGACCTTCGTTGGGACGTGCTGGAGGCCATAGCATCTGATGCCGACCTCCGCTGGAGCATATCTGATGTAGTGCAGCAGGACGCTGACCTGCGCTGGCACGTGTCGGAGTTCGTTCAGCAGGACGCAGACCTCCTCTGGAATGTTTCTGAAGCCGCCCAGCAAGACGCCAGTTTTCTGTGGAATATATCGGATACCGTCGCCTCCGACGCCGAGATTATTTGGAATATTACCGGTCGAGCCACAGCGGACTTGTCATTGATGTGGGGAATCCGGGCGGCTAGGTATCTGTTGAACTCCAACCGTACCGTAGATGGGGAAGGCTCAGTCAGGACTCTGAGTGATATACCGGGCGGGGGCTCGGTTCAATTCAATACTTCTCCGCGAACCGTCAGCCTCAGTGGCCGCCGGGTTGTAACTCTGTGAGCCCTGCGCTATAGGTAGTCAGTAATTTAATCTGGAGGTTTAGAAAATGGCTCAGCTTGTTGCAGCAATCACCCGCTATCGCGGCGACACTGGTATGGACCAGTTCATCCTTACAGATGATGACGGGGCGGCCATTGACATCTCGTCCGGCTACACTTTCAAGTTCACGCTGAGCCGCACTGAGAATCCGACTGACAATACCGACCGACTGTATGAGTTGACCGGCGCAGTAGTCGATGGGCCGACCGGCATTTTCGGCTTCACGCCGACCGCAGAGCAGGCCGACCAAGACCCCGCCTTCTACTACTACGACGTGCAGGTTACAGGACCTTCGAATATCAAAACGGTTGAGAAGGATGTCTACCAGTACATTCAGGACATCACCAAGTAGCAGGGGTTGACACGCGTCCAGTGCTTGTGTCAAAAGATAGTCGTTGTCATCGTTCAAACTCCTTCGGGAGCTTAGGGTGAGCCGACGGCTCTCGTTTTCTTTTCTCGAACGAGCGCATGGTGGCAGCAGGGGTTGACATGTGACCCACGCATCTGTGAGTATGTCCTTAATTAAAAAGGAGACCCACGATGACGAACTGCCGGGCCGCATAATGGCCGTAGCATCCGCAAATGTGTTTGTACCAGAGGTTCTTGACCGTAGGGTTGTGTCTATGCACGACGACGGCTCAAGCGCTGAGTGGAGACTCATGTCTGCGCCCGAAGGCGAGGTATCAATCTGGCAACCCTTTCGCATAGCCAAGGACGGCTCCATCATCGACCGCCCGGCGTGGATGCCACTGCCCGGCTCCCAGTTGATGTTCCTCACATGCCCGGTGTTCGAAGCGCTCTATGAAGGTGGCCGTGGTTTCGGCAAGACCCTCGTGCTGCTCATGGACTTTGCGAAAGACGTAGGTAAGGGTTACGGCAAGAATTGGCGGGGCATCCTGTTTCGATTGTCCTACGGCGACCTCGACGACGTTGTGCAGAAAATCGAATCCCTGTTCCCGAAGATTTTTCCCGGGTTCCGCTTTCTCAAATCCAAGTCCGAATATTCCGCAGTGTGGAAGGACGGCGAGCAGTTGCTGCTCCGGCACATGCTCAGCGAAGAAGACTACCCCGCGTATCACGGTCACCAATACCCATGGATAGGTTGGGAGGAGTTGACGCAGTGGACGAACGACAAAGCCTACCGGCTCATGTTCTCCTGCTGCCGTCCGACAGCGCCCGGCATCCCTTGCCGCGTTCGTGCCACGACCAACCCGTTCGGTAACGGCCATAGCTGGGTGAAAAAGCGCTTCAAGCTTCCGGCCTTCCGTGGCCGCGTCATACGGACGCCGGGCGAAGCCGACCGCGTCGCCATCCACGGCAACCTCAGTGAGAACTTTCTGCTGCTGCACGACGCCCCGAACTATCCGCTCCAGATTGCGCAGGCTGCAACCAGTCCGGCGCAGGCCGAGGCGTGGGTCAAGGGTTCGTGGGATGTGAACGCGGGTGGCATGGTGGACGACCTGTGGGACGTGAACTACCACGTCATTCCAATGTTCCCGGCCAAACTCATCCCACGCGGCTGGAGGATTACGCGCGCATACGACCACGGCCAGTCCCACCCCTTCGCCGTAGGCTGGTGGCTGGAGTCCAACGGTGAGCCGCTGAAGTACAACGGCAAGGAGTATGGGCGCATCCGGGGAGACCTCATCCTTTATCAGGAGTGGTATGGCACGACCGGCGAGGAGCAGACCGGCGTCCGCATGATGGCCGGGCAGATTGCTCAGGGCATCCTTGACCGAGAGAAAGACATGGGCCTGTACGGTCGCGTCATGCGCGGCCCGGCGGATACCGAAATCTATTCCAAGGACTCTCGTGGTACTGGCCGGTCACCGGCTGACGACATGGAAGACGTGGGTATCTATTGGGACCGCGCCGATAAGTCTCCGGGCTCGCGCAAGCGCGGCTGGCAGATGCTTCGCGGGCGGCTGGCCAATGCCAAGCCGGGGCCGGATGGCACCCGGGAGAAGTCCGGCATCTTCGTCACAGAGGCCTGCAAGTATTGGATTATGTACGTGCCGACCATGCCCCGCGACCAAGCCGACCTCGACGACGTTCCTGAGAAATACGAGGACCATCTGGGGGACATGACCCGCTATCGCCTCAACTGGGAAATCCCCGGCATGTGGCGGAAATCATTCTGAGGTTGCGGCGGCGCACTCGCCGTGTTAAGAAGTGTTTGAATTTCTAAGGAGATGACCTGTGGCATATGACCTGAACAAAGCATTGGACCCATCCACTACGAGCGCGGCCTATGACTACATGGCTCCGAAGTGGAACATGATAAACTGCGTACTGGGTGGCACGGCCAGCATGCGCGCAGCCGGTCAGACCTATCTGCCGCAGCACCCGCATGAGAGCCCCGAGAACTACAAGAACCGCCTGAACTGCGCCACGCTTCTGAACATGACCGAGATTACTCTTGAGTCTCAGGTGGGCAAGCCCTTCTCCGAAGAGGTGAAGAAAATAAAGATGTCCCCGGACATGGAAAAGTTCTGCGAGGACGTGGACCTCCAAGGCAACAACCATCACTCGTTTCTTCGGCAGTGGTTCCGCGCCGGTATTGCCAAGTGCTTCTGCCACGTGCTCATCGACCGGCCCAAGCTCAGCACTCCCGTCACCGGTGTCCGCACTGTTGCTGACGACCTGAAAGAAAACAACCGTCCCTACTGGACCATCATCGCCCCAGAGGATGTCATCTTCATCGAGTATGCGAAGATGGGAGAAGGCCTTGTGCCTGTTCACATCCGCATCAAGGAAGAGATTGTCCAGCGCGTTGGCTACACTGAAGAGTGCATCCGCCGTATCCGCATCCTGACGCCCGGCGCATGGGAAGTCATGGAGGAGCGCAAGCAGAAGAACGGCAAAGTCATCTGGGTTCAGGTTGACTTCGGGACCACGTCGCTTGACTACATCCCCTTCGTCACCTTCTACGCTAACGGCGCTGAGATGATTGGCAAGCCGCCTCTGGAAGACTTGGCATATCTCAACGTCCGGCACTGGCAGTCAACCGCCGACCAGACGAACATTCTGACCGTCGCCCGGTTCCCGATGCTGGCGGTCTCCGGCGCGCACGACACGCCCGGCAAGGATGTCATGGTCATTGGCCCTCGGCAGTTGCTGGCCACCCGCGCTGAGAACGGCAAGTATTATTACGTCGAGCACTCTGGCAAAGCCATCACCTCCGGCGCTGAAGATTTGGAGAAGCTGGAACAGGACATGGCCGCTTATGGTGCCGAGTTCTTGCGCAAGCGTCCGGGCGGCTCTACCGCCACAGCCCGCGCCCTCGACTCTGCTGAGGCCACGTCGCCGTTGCAGGATATGACGCTTCGTTTCGAAGACGCGGCCAACACCGTTTTGTGGATGACTGCCGACTGGATGAAACTTGAGTCCGACAAAGATGCTTCCTTCGTCATGCTCACCGACTTCGGCCCCGAGGAAGTCAAGGACGTTGACCTGCGCACACTTAGCGAGGCCCGCCGCAATCGTGACATCTCGCGCAAGGGCTTCCTTGAGGAGCTTAAGCGTCGCGGTTCGTTGGCCTCTACGTTCGACATCAAGAAGGACCTGACCGAGCTTAAGTCAGAGCCGACTATTGAGTCCCCATTTGCCACGGGCTTTAACACCGACGGCTCGGCGGGCTCCAACGTGGACAACAGTATCAAAGATAAAAAGAAGGCGGCGGCAAAACCCGCAGCGAAGAAGAAGGCTAAGAAGGATGACGAAGAAGAAGATTAAGCCCATAGCTCTGAAGGACCCTTGGGAAGATGAACCGGACCTCATTCCCCCGGTGCTGACCCCGGCTGTCGTAGAGGAAGTGTTCGAGGACCCCGACCTGCAAATCTCCGAAGAGGACGGCGACGAGAACTGGGTCATCAAGTACGCCGAAGGTGGCAAGCCCCCGACACCCCGCGACCTTGAGGCGCGCAAGCGACGCATTGTGTTCCTTGAAACCCTAATGAAGACCGGCAATGCCGTGTTGGCCGCTTCGCGTTCCGGCGTCGGCTGGCGCGCCCATTATCTGGCCCGCGACCGGCACCCGGACTTCGCCCGCAACTGGGACATGGCCGTGGCCATCTACCACACGTTCGTTGCCAACGAGAAGATACGCAAGCGCGCCCTCGACGGCATCCGCAAGCCTGTCTGGTATCAGGGAGAGATTGTCGGTTACGAGGTTCATCTCGACAGCGGTCTTACCCAGTTCTACATGAAGAGCGCGATGCCTGCGGTATACGGCGACAAGCGCGAACTCAAGATTGAAGGCGGCCTGACATTCGGCGTGGCCCTCATCCCCGGCATGGTGACGGACGTTGCCACGTGGGAGGAGCGCGCACGAGTGACGCAGGACAGTATCAAGATGATTGACATTACGCCCCAGCAAGTGGGCAAACAGGTAACCAAGCAACCGGCGAAAGCGCCGGAGATAGGACGCGGATAATGCCAATCGTTGAACGCTGGAAGAACTCTGCCGTGGCGGCAAGGGGCAGGGGCTTCACTCTCATTGCCTGCGCGCAAGCGGCGTCAATATCTCAGGGCCAGCTTATGCGTGAGCTTCGTGATGACCCTGAGTTCAAGGCTGCCTACGATGAGGCGTATGCGAACGCGCCAAAAAAAGTTCAGTGGTAGGTTGACAGGCGGAACCTTTTAGGCATAGGCTCCCCTCATAACGATAGGAGAGGTGCCATGAAAGAGATAGCCCACGCACTTGCAGTGTTCGCACTAGTAGCTCTTGCCGGTCTGGGCTGGTCTGAGAGGGGTTGGTCTGTGACAGAAGCTCATCACAAGGCTAATGACGTTCTTGTTCGTGTGGGCGACTGGTGCAGCGGCACGGTGATTGAACGTGAGCGGGGCTTAGTGGCCACAGCAGCGCACTGCACCTCTGGCAGAATGCGCGTAGTTATCCCAACTAAGAAAGAAACATGGGAGGGCAAGCTCGTGAATGTTACTGTCATCCAGTACAAGGTCACCCTCACCATTGAGCGCTTTGACATGCAGGGCAGGTCCACTGGGGAAACAAAGTACGCCGCAACTTTAGTAGGCAAGAACGACGGCGCGGACATTGCCATTCTGCGCATCACATCATCTCTCGCCCTGCTCCGTGACGAGGCCCGAATGTCTGACCGGCCAGTAGAGTTCGACGACGATATTTATGCCATAGGTAATCCTGAGATGCTTCCCCACGTAATCTCGAAGGGTAAGGTCAGTAACCCTGCCGTCAAACTGGGTGATGACGTAACGGTTCCCGTCATCATGTTCTCTGCGGTTATCGCGCCCGGCAGTTCCGGCGGCGGGTTGTGGAACGACCGGGGCGAGCTTGTTGGCATAACCAACTGGGTCTGCACCGATTGCACCGCCGCGTGGGCCACTCCGGTCTCCCACGTCAAAGCACTCATGAAGGAGCTTGGCCTTTAAGGGGTTGACGCGCGTTAACCATGTTGTTATGTTGCGGGTAAGAGGCGATTGACCTCGACCCTGAAACATGACAGCAAAGGAGATACCCCATGTGGGATTTTATCGAGAACGCTTCCGTAGATGACATCGAGAATGTCCCTGACGAGCACAAGCCCTATTACGAGGAAGACAAGGCTACCAAGAAATTTGTTCTGAAGGCCGACGTTGTTCCTCTGGCCCAGAGCCTCACCAACACCCAGAAGAATTTGGCTCGGGCCGTTGCAACCCGCAAGGAAGATTCCAAGAAGGATGCTACGCGGCGCACCGTGCTCGACGGCATCAAGGCCATCCTGCCTGAGATTGGTGTCGAAGTTGATGACGACGACATCACCAAGCTGCCCGAGGTTATCAAGACCAAGGTTACCGAACTCGTCGAAGCTGGCAAGAACGGCAAGGACAACAAGGTCAACATCGAGAATGTGAAGAAGGCCATGGAGGTCGAGAAGACCAAGCTCATCGACAACCACAAGAGAGAGATGGCAGCTATGGAGTCCTCTCTTACCGAGTACCTGATTGATTCGGTGGCCACGTCAGAGCTTGCCAAGGCAGATACGATTGACTCCGGCCTCGAACTGTTGCTTCCAAAAATCCGGGCCAGCGTCAAGGTCGTGAAGACCGAAGACGGCAAGTATGTTCCCCGCGTCATCGACACGGACGGCACGTACAAGTTCAACTCCAAGGGCACCGAGATGTCCGTGGCGGATGTGGTCGGCGAAATGCGGACCAAGTTCCCGAACATGTTCAAGTCCAAGGAGACGGGCGGCGGCGGAACTCGTACCGCTACGCATCAGGCCAACAACAAGACGGCCCCTGTCAAGGGCGCTGAAAAGTCCTCAGTGGACAAGATTGCTGGCGGCCTCGACAGCATCAAAAAGAACTAATACACCGGCGTAAAGACCGGGCAAACTAAAAGCCGGTAGTGAGAAATCACTGCCGGTTTTTTAATTGGTTTCCTCGAATTAAAATCCGGGGGTTGACATGTTAACCAAGAATATAGTATTCGATTGACAACGGTTTCTTTTCGCCGCGTTGGCGAAGAGGGGACGGGCCTCTTAGGGTGAGCCGAGGATGGTCAGTGAAAGGCGAATTTAATTCGCGCCTGAACGACCGTACAAAGTTTAACTCGAATAAGGAGAAAGAAAATGGCCTCAGTTACCCTCGCAGAATCTGCCAAGCTTGCCCAGAACGATTTGGTCGCTGGCCTGATTGAGAACGTCATCACCGTAGACCGTATGTTTGAAATGCTGCCCTTCGACGGCATTGACGGCAACGCTCTTGCCTACAACCGCGAAAACGTCCTCGGCGACGTTGACGTTGAAGGCGTGGGTGACACCATCGGCGCTGTAGCGGCTGCGACATTCACGCAGGTTACAAGCACCCTGACCACAATCATCGGCGACGCTTTCGTCAACGGCTTGATTGCTGCCACTCGCTCCGGCGACGGCAACAACCAGACTGCCATCCAGATTGCTTCCAAGGCGAAGTCCGCCGGTCGGAAGTATCAGGACATGCTCATCAACGGCTCGGGTGCCGCTGAGCAGTTCACCGGCCTTATCGGCCTGTGCGCTTCTGGCCAGAAGGTTGACACCGGCAACAACGGCGGTGCGCTCAGCTTCTCGTTCCTCGACAACCTGCTCGACTTGGTTGTGGACAAGGACGGTCAAGTTGACTACATGACCATGCATGCCCGTACAATCCGTTCGTACAAGGCTCTGTTGCGCGCCCTCGGCGGTGCCAACATCTCGGAAGTCTATGAGTTGCCTTCCGGCAATCAGGTGCCTGCCTATGGCAACGTGCCTATCTTCCGCAACGACTGGATTCCGATTAACCAGACGAAGGGCGCGGGCTCTGCCCAGACCACAATCTTCGCCGGTACATTCGACGACGGTTCACGCAGCCATGGTATCGCCGGTCTGACCGCTGCGAACGCCGCTGGCCTCAGCGTTGTTTCTGTCGGTGAATCGGAAACCAAGGACGAGAGCATCTACCGCGTCAAGTGGTACTCTGGTCTGGCCATGTTCTCTGAGAAGGGTCTGGCTGCTGCCGAAGGCATCACCAACTAATCCTAAGGGGCGGGAGCAGTCCCGCCTCTCAACCTTTTAATCTCTGAAGGAGAACTCTCATGGCTTCTGCATTTCTCGTATCTCTTCCGCTCAAGGGCGGTATGAACCTCCAAGAGGGGATGGACTCTGTTATTGTGTGGGCTGAAGACGCCGCACAGG